GTGAGGATCAAGCAATATTTTCTGAACCTGTTTTATAACCTCTTTCACGTCATTATCTGTTTTGCGCATGAACATGGTTTTTTTGTTCGGTAAAAGCAAACAAATTAACGCGAGAGCAATTGAGACGCTTGTTGTCTTATACGTTCCTCGGCTTGCTTGCAGCGTCTTGTCATCCTGACCGCGCAGCATTTCAATAATCCAACCGTTATGCAAATCCGACAATTTACCAAAACCGACCAAACGGGCAAACGCCGCTGGCCGGGTAGTAAGAAAATCAATCGCTGTTTGTCTGTCCATTGAGCACCGCCTGTTCAACTTCGTTTATTACCGCTTGGTCAACCTCCGCAAGCATAACCTTTTCCACAGGCTTCTGGCCGACCGTATCGCGCAGCACCTCAAACGCCCTAACATTTCCGCGCAAAGCTTCCGCGTAGAGCCGCGCAGAGATTGCCTGTGCACCTGAGACCGTGTTGCCCTTGCTGTCACGCGTTTCACGCTCCAGAAGCAATTCCAGAGCCGCGCGGAGGTCACGTTTTCGCCGCCTTGCTTCCGCTGATGCCTTGCCGCCTTTGGACGCTTCTTGGACGGTTAAAGCGTGTGCTTCACCGCCAAGAACAAGATTGTCAATGTTTGCCATTTATTACACCCCGTTGATTGGTATGTTCACGATTCCGTTAAGGTAACTTGTATATTTTCCCTTTTCAATGTTGTAATGGATTATATGCGTTCCCCACTTCTTTTCGATTGCCTTGCAAGCGGCTTCTTCGCGTTCTAACGTTCGATAAGACACGCAACCGCCCTTATTAGATTTGTGCGCTGCATTGACTGCGTATTTGTTTATACGGAGTATCTTTCGATATTTGTTAAGAGCTTGAATAGAAATATCATAATCCTCTTTCAAATCCATCTTGTCATCGTAAAGCAAATCATGCTCTAGATGGCCAGAGCAAGGCCCTAGAATAGGCTGCGTAAGGCTAAAAGGTTTATACTGCTGGTAATTCCTGCCGTCCGTGTTGAGGTTGAATCCAAACAGCGGGCAACCCCACATATAGGCAAGATTTGCCGCCTGTACAAAAACGCCGTCCGCTTGCTCTGGCGTGAGCGGGATCATCTGCTTGGCGCGCCCGTATTGCTTGAAATATTCGCCGCCCTCACACATGGTGAGCTTGTCTACATCATCGTCAATCATGATAAGAGGACGCGGAATATTGCGGAGAATCCAATTGCGCTTTTTTACTATGTTTCCATCCTCTGAATCAGGAATAGCAATAAACCGCTTTTTATCACGCCCGTTTATATAATCTTTGTACTGGCTTTCGGGAATGATATATTTGGCCGTCTTAAAATAATCATATCCGGGAAGGCTGTCAGAACGCTTATAAGACGGTATTACTATGCTTAATTCTGCCATTTCAATACATCCTTTCCGTTGATAACACGTCCAATACCTGTCGGCTGGCCTTTTCGCGGGATAAGATCTTTCACCTTTTGCAATCCAAATTTTTCTTGCGCTACTTCCCAATCAAAATCGTTATCAAAATACAAAACAATGTAATTATGAGTAAGCATCAATTCTTCAGTAAAAGGAACCTCGCCCGGTTCGTCCTTCTTTTCGTCCAATGAATCAAGATCAAACCCGAAAAGCTCCATGTCAATATTTTCAATGTCGGCAAGCTCTGTTTGCAGCATATCGTCAAACCACTTTGAAAGCTCTGCCGTCCGATTGTGTGCCAAAGCATAAGCCTTGCGCTGTTCATCCGTAAGATGGTCAAGCCTGATACAAGGTACTTGTTCCATACCGAGGCGCTTGGCTGCAATCAATCGTCCGTGGCCTTCTACCACGATATTTTTATCAGACCAAACGCCGATGGGGTCATCAAAGCCAAATTCTTCAATACTGTTGATAATTGCTTGAATATCTTTTTCCGTGTGCTTTCGTGCGTTCTTGCTGTACGGCTTCAAACTTTCAACGGGCAGATACTCAAATTTCAGATTTTCCATGTTTCGCCGTCCCTCCAATACCTTTTGAGTAATATGAACCTCCGGCGAAAGTATAGCGCATTTTGTGCCGAATGTCAAACCATATCAAGCACCGCGAGAATCGCGTTAGAAGCCGCCTAGAATCCGTCTTGCTTGAAAGAATGAATAAATACCCATCCGAAAACAGAAACGCGAGAAAACGCAAAAGAAACGCAGAAAACTTGCAACCAACTTGCAACCGCAACAAAAAAAACCGCCCGAAGGCGGTCATTGTTTCACGCGGAACATATTTACTGAGCGAATGAGAACCCGTATTCGCAATTAACGATTTCATATTCATCAGGATTGCTTTCAATGATTCCCATTACTCGGTTATAATCCGCACTGTCTTTTGGTGTGTATTCCCGTTCACCAAGAAAAATGCCGTTTGCGCTATACTTGTTATAAATGATTTTTGTAACCATCGTTCTAACCTCTCTTTCATCAATCAACCGTTTTTCAACATATCCTTTACCAGAATCATTATCACATCATGCTGCTGTTCCAGCGTCAGGCTGTTCCACTTGTCCGCGCCCATAACCTTGACGTAGCTTTTAACTATCGCGTTTACGATTGCCATTTCTTCACGGTTTAGCATTTTTACAACCTCCAATCATTCGTTCCGTAAGCTCTTGCTTACAGTCAGTATTATACCCATGTTGTGCAATATGTCAACCCGGTTTTGCAAAAAAAATTTAAGAATTTTCAAATTTCTTCGGAAACGTTGATAGACAACGCTTTTTGAACGTTCTTGCAAATGTTTTGTACAATATGGTAAGAAATTTTCACACGATTTTGGCCAATTTCGCGTAGAATCTCAAGCGGAACTTTCCGTGAATAAATATCCATCCGAAATTAAAGGCAATTAGAACGCAGATTAGCCACATTAGAAACGATTTTGCAAAAAATCAAAAAAAGCAGCACGTTTTCGCGCTGCTTCTTTCGTTTACCATGGCAAGTCGGCGTCCCTGACAATCGTTCCCCACTTTTCGGAAGATTCTTTGCTGCCCTCCAAATTGATACACACACACCGCGCAGTCAGCCCGCTGCCGGGAATCCGCTTTACGATCTTTTTTTGCCCGCCAGCCGTCTGGATAAGGTTTTCGCCTTGCGCCCATGACAAATAACTATCAGGATTAAAGCCGCCGTCAATCATCGCTTGGTTGAAGCTCTTGCCGATAATCCACACCGTTTTAGCGTGTCCTGTCGTTTGATCTGTGTCAACGCAGCCGAGGACCGCCCGCCGCGCTGTTTCGTCATCGCCATCAAAGATAAAGCCTTGCTTGTTTTCCGCTATCCATTCCAGCAAATATTCGTGTGCGCGGCGTCCAGAATCCACATCGTCATTACTGCGAACAAACGGCAAAATATCGCTCTCTGTTAATGTTATGCCGTCTTGAAATATGATCCGCTCAGCCGCATGGTCTGCCGCAAGAAGGATAGACGCGCTTAGAGCTTGCTTGTCCGTTCCGATCTCGGAAAGCCGTTCAAATATTTCTTGCTGCTCCGCTTCTATTTTTTCCATGGTATCACCGTTCATCAATGCCGCAACGAACAGCCGCCCAGCAAAACCGTAGTTTGCAGTAATTGTTTTGTGTACCTTCTTTGGATCTGGAAACAATTTGCTTTTACATTCGATTTCAATCACGCGGTTCATGGCGCCCGCCTTGCTGCCGCCACCAATTATGGGCATTTCGCCCGTAGTAATAATGCAATTTTTCCAACTTGGCGAATTTCGCAGACCGCCGTTTCGTGCTCCGCGCGTCTTGCCGCTTCCCTCACACAAAGCATACACTATATCATCAAATGAACCACGCCCTTGTATTGACTGCAATTCATCCAAACACAACGGCAAGTTGCAAGTAAAAACAGCCAACTGCTCCAAACCAACGTTGGTTGACTTTAACGGACGGCAATATGCTCCGACTTGCGGTTCAGCCCAGACAGACGCCGCTGTTTCCATTGCAACGGTTTTTCCTGTTCCGCTTTGTGCTGACCACAGATGGACGAAGAACGGCAACGCATCGAATTTTGACAGCAACACCGATGAAAAACTTGCCGCTAACACCAGCCGAGCCGGAACACAACCCGCCGCGCGAACTTCCTTCATGATTTCAAGCCATCTTGAAAAGCTGCCCTTTTCGCGGATTGTTTTGTACATCTGCAAGAACTGCCCTTGCCCATCATATTCAACGCCTTCAAGGTAAGGCACAAAACCGCCATCAACCCAGCCGAGATGGCTGCTCATTTGCTCAATCGGAATAATATCCCTGTTGAGATCATCAATGTAGCTAATATACTTGACCATTTGCCGCGCCGTTTCGCTTGTTACGCTAACGCCGTGATCTGCCAACTGTATAATGGTTGTGGAACTTGCCAGCTTGCCTTTTTCCACAATGATTTTTTTCCAGTATTCGCGTTTGAAACTAATTTCCAGCGATTCCGTTCCCGTTTCGATATTGATAAAACGCTTAGACGGTATGATCGGGTGAGGGCAAATCACCTCAACACCGTATTTATCTTCAAGACAAATCTTGCCGCCGTCTGCTGCATACTTCCCGCATTGAAGCATAATCGGTTGCCCGTCAAAATCGAAAAAGCCGCCAATAACCGAAACATCTGATTTTTTGGGTTCTGGACGCTTTTCCTTCATGATTGCGCGAACCATGCGAATCGGAACGCCGCATTGCTGGGCGCGTTTTTCAAGCATCTGCTCAAACCGCAGCCTTGATTCTGCTGTAACCGCTGCCGATTCAAGTAAAATATATGGTTCGTCACCCTCCACAAAATCCGTATAATCAAACGCAGAAACTGCTTCTTTGAAAGCCTGTATTGCGTCTTGCGTTACTGCCGAGTTACTTGTGGTTGCTGTCATAGTCAATACGCTCCATTTCTAAAAACTGTAGACGTTCGCGAAGATTTTCCCTCTCTATTACTGCATCAACGAACGCCCGCGAGAAATCCGCGTTTCTGTCTGTGGGTTGATTGTCTTTAGCGCGGTTTTCTGCGTCAATCCACTTATCGAACACCAGCCAGAATTCTGCTTCTAAGGCGTCTCTGAGGCGCTTCTCTTTCAAGCGTGCTGTTTTCCGTTTCGCCATCTCAACCGCCATTAGAACGCGATTTTGTGCCGTTTCCGTTGATTCTGTGATGATATTGAGGTTGAAATCATCGTTGAGCCGCTTTAGTGTGTCTTTGAACGTTGTGCCATACCACAAACTGGCAAGGTTGATAACGTCACCGCCCTTGTGGCATCCGAAACAACACCACCCGCGCCCGCTGCTATATATCTTTAGGCTTGCGTCTTTATCATCATGAAACGGGCAAACCGCAAAACCAGCGCGATTGACTTTCAAACCGATATGGTCAGCGAATTGCTGACAACTGATTGATTCCTTGATTGCTTCGGCATAATCTGTCATGACGGCAAAACCCCTTCAGCAAGGTATTCTGCTATAATTCTTCCCGTTTTCCTTGAATCGCAAAACCGAAAGCGAACGCCATATTTTACGGTCATGGTCAACATTGCCCGTCTGAGCGTTTCGCCCTTGACGGTTGATAATGCCCGTCCACGCGCATCTTTTGGCGCTTTCCAACTGACTAAACCGCCATCAGGCAACGTTTCCTCAATCAAAATGAGCAGCTTAATTCCTGCCGCCATTGCTCTTTCACACTCACGGCGGAACCTGTCATGGTCTGAGCTAAGCACATCTTTTGCAATTTCTAAAACGTCCTGTTTGGTATCAACCGCGCGGCTCATGTCGTTTGCTATCGCGTAATCACCAACATACAAGCAGCACCGTTCTACCGTGATACCCGCCTTAGAAAAATAACTCTCAATGTTTTTGTGCTTTCCATCCTGCTGCCGAGTATCTTCAAGAATAACCAAATTCACCACCACCAAACAACAAACGGCGGCAACGTTCACACCGCTGCCGCCGCTGTTTCAATTAGAACGGCAGGTCATCCGCTTCGGTTTC